CAACGATGTACTGGTATCCATCGCCATTACGAATTTCGTAATACTGTCGTCCTTCAGGAGAACTACGTCTTTCGAAAAATCCGTTAGAGTGAAGTTTAAGTGATTTCCAGTCAATGATATGAATAATCTCATCATCCCTTTCCTGAACACCAATAAGCTTAAGCTTACCTTTAACACCGATAACTTCTAGCTCAGTCCAACCATAGACAGAAGCTTTGCTATCTTTAAGAGTAGCTTGTCTTCCTAGTCCATACTTAGATCCACCACCAGATTCAAGAGCTTTCATACAAGAAGATAAATGCTTGTAGCTCATGATTACATCTGTAGGTGCGCCTTTACCGATAGTTCTTGTCTCATTGTAAGCATCAAAGATACTTTCAAGTACAGTATCAGCACCCATTCCAGAACCATCATAATTGAACGCCTGAAGATGTGGGTAGTCTGCTTTTGTTACTCCGAAAAGACTAGCAGAACCAAAGTTTGCTGCAGAAAGAAGTTGATCTCTCATAGATGTAAAACCATTACCAGCAACAATTGCACCAGCAATATAAGCTTTATCACCAGCTACAACACCAGCAGCAGATAAATCTACCTGCGCACCAGACAAGTCCTTAAGGACGTTGATAGTGATTGCTTTGTCAGACATATTGATAGCTTCAACGTAACCAGAAGTTCTTGAAGTTCCGATAACACCAAATTCAAGGTACTGTCCAAGTCCAAGTCTAGCTGGTCTGTCAACTACAACGATACCATTAGCTAGGTCTGTAGCTGCAGCAGTAACGTCAAGTGTAGCAATGTGTGAACCATTAAGTAGGTTAATAGATACAGTTTCCTTAAATGCAGTAATAAATTCTTCAAGTTGATCAGGAAGAACTTTAATAAATGACTGCTCAAGGTCACCATGTCTCTGAAGGTCATGACAACCGTACCAAGAACATATTTGTTCTCAACGATGTCAGCTACATCAGTTAGTCCACCATACTTAATAGAAGAAGCACTTCCGCCCTTAAAAGGAACTTGAAGCTCTCCGCCTTTCCACTTTTGATCTTTCTCTGCTTTCATTAGAAAATAGTCACGCTTCATTACTTCTTCCCAAAGGAGCTTGTAAGGCATGTACTTTTTCAACATATTGTTAAAGGATGTTTTAGTTGCCATGATAATTTACCTCATTCAAATTGATTAGCTAACTTCTTTAAGTCTTCAATAGAATTGATAGACAACCCATTAGGAGAACCGCCTCCACCTCTGATAGATGGTAAAGTTGGTGCTGCTTGCTGGGTAGGAGCTGCCATAAAGTTATATTTTGTTAATACTTCGTTAAACGCTTGTTCAACTGGAATGTCGTTACCAGTTGTTTGATGAACTGCCAATCCATGGTTAACTACTTCTTGCATAAGATTTAACCCATTTGCCTTCATGACATTACCAATTGCTTGGCCTCTATCACTAGATACAAACCCTTTAAGGTTATCAACATCACGCATAGTATCTGCTTGCTCTCGCTGAGAAGAAAACTGTGTTGTAACATTGTTAAGCTTATGTTCAAGGTTATTAATCTTGCTTTCATAATCTCGCATTTGCTGGTTCTTCATCCTCTCATCTTCAGGAAGTTGCTGCTCTTTAGCTAACCCAATGGCATGTTTCATTAACTGGTCTTCAGTTACGCCAAGGGATGTGAAAAGCTCATTCAACTTACCGTCATCTCTGAGAGTCTTTAGATTTTGGAAACCTTTAGTTAGCTTCTCGGTGTGACCATAAAGTTTACCGTAGTTATCCTCATACTCATTAATCTTAGTTTTGTAGTGATCTACTCCACCAGACTTAGTGTACAAGTCACGAAAGTATTCTTCGTCCTCTTTAGTTTTAACAACAGTTTTCACTCTGTCATCAAACTGAAAAGCATCATCACGAACCTTATACTCAAAGTTAGGCGTGTAATCTTCTGTTACTACGTCATCGTTTGGTACATCAGCTTCATTAAGGTCGCTATCAACAGAGTCACTTTCGGTGATTCCTGTATCAAGTTCTGTGTCCATTTCATTCTCGTCCATCTCAAACTCCAATTGTTATTGTGCTTGCGGCACAGTTAAGTTCTGCGGCCCCACTTGCGGTGGCGCAGTTAATTGTTGAGATTGATTCATTGGTGTTGCTATGTCAACCTGCGCTTGCGGCGGCAGATTCTGTAACATCTGTGCATATACACCTTGTTCTTGTAATTTATTTACCATGAACATAACTGAATCAGATGGTATTTTTATTCGTTCAACTCTGTTATTAGCAGGGTTAAACCAAGAAGCATTAACGGTAACTAAGAATCCACCCGAAGGTATCATCCCAAAGTCTGCACGTTGCTTCTCCATAATTTGGTTTCTTATTGATGTCTGGTGCTCATTTAATCTCATCTCATACATCTGCTGTACTTCTACTGGCATAGTTTTAAAATCAGATTTTCGCATCCTATGTATCAATGCCTTTATCATATACTCATGATTGTCATACTTATTTGCAGGAACATATTGACCTCTATCTAAAGAGAGTATATCATTCGTTGCTATGTCATCATCTGCAGTCAATGTAGAGAAGGCTTCGTCTTTATTACCAAATGGCAACTGCTTTATAACTTTACCTAGCTGATCAGGGGTTAAGCTGCTTCCTGCATACTGCAACACTTGAGTCATTGACAATACTTTCCCAAAGCGTGTCTCAACATCTCCTGAAGCAGAATCTACCTTGATTTCAAAACCCCGATCATCAAGGCGTTTAAATTCTTCGATGTTAACTGCCTCGCAAGAACCTGCAACCTTGATAATATGATACGGCCCTAGATAATGTTTTGCTAGTTGCCTAATGATGTCGAATAGATCGGTTTCAAATCGTTCATACTTTTCTACATAACGTACAAACTTTTTCTTATCTTTCATTGAAGCGTACAACATAAGGAACGGATCGCCCTGTGTCTGCTTGTCCTCTAATATATGTGTGAGGTTACATGCTTCATACATTTCTTTAATCTGTGATAGTTGGTACTCAAGATACTGGGCACCACTTCTACCTTGTAATATAGTTGGCTCTTTACCTGCTACCTGAAAAGCACGAACTCCATCAAACTTGCCACCGTTAGATAGCTTAGTTCCTTTCTGGATAAATACTTTATCATCGCCTAAAGTAATTTGATGTTCTGCCATTTTGGAAGCACTTCTATTTACTTCAACTTGGTAAGGACGACACACCCTGATTATTCCTGAAGACCTTGGCGATGTAGACAGTTGGTCAAACCCTGCGTAAGCAATAGGCCATACACCAAAAGGTAACTCAGTTTCCATTATAATAAAATCAGTAGTGTGAAGTATATACCAACCATTAGGGTATCTAGAACATGGTCTATAAAAGAACTCTCTGATATATGCTTTATCTTTTACTTCACGATACTCCATAGTGTTAGTATCAAACATTTGGTAGGTCTGCTCATTTGCGCCAGGCTTAATCTTATCAACCATCTCTGGGTTAATCTTCTTAACTAGATCTTTGAAATCTTCAAAGTCAACTAGCTGTTCATGGATTCCCCATCTAACTTCTTCCCATGATCTAGCTGATGGATCACGCTTAAATTCAAATGGAAATATCTTTTCAATAACAAACTCACCAGACTTAATTGGCATACCTTCTTCGTCTAAACCTATCTGCTGACCTTTCTCTGTATCCCAGTAAACTTTACCGAATGCTTCACCTTGTACAATAAAATCATGAACTGCACTCTCTTGCTTAGCTTTCCACTTGTTAGTTCTCTTAACCCATTCAAATACAGAGTTATACTGCTCACTAATTTTCACATCATGCAATTCTTTCTCATTAAATGCTGATGCAACCACAGATGGATTACCCTCAATAATTGAGTTGATATAGATATTAGTAATTCTGTGGATGTGGTTCTTAGTTAGCCTAATCTTCTGATCTTTATTGATAGCTCCAGTTGATCTATAATTGTCTATAAACTGGTTCGACTTCGTGTTATAATGCTCACCATTTCGTAATTTAATATTAGTACGCTGTTCAGCGAATAGCTTCTCGTCACACTGCTTGCCTTGGTCATAAAACTTTGTTAACTTTTCTATTGTAAAACTAGGCATTTAATTCTCCATCTCGCATTACTTTCTCATACTTTATGGGGTCTGAGATCATCAAACTGTCAAGGTCAATCCCATCTTCATCTTGCGTAGCATCATTAGTGTCGTCATCGCTAGTAACATTATCGCCCTTTTCCGTAAGGAAATCAAGGTGTGAGTCATCGAAAACTGGAACGGTATGTCCAAACGTTACCTTTATTCCAGACTCATCATATATAAAGGATGAAACCCCAGCATCTTTACATGCATCAAGTATCTCAGAGATCCCCGTACTGGTCAGACCAGAAGGTGAACTCTTCCTCGTAATGCGACTCGTTCTCTTCTTTGTCTTTTTGGTTGCTCCAGTAGTCATTAGGCCTCGCTTGTTCTTGTGAACCTTCAACAGGCTCTGGTTTAACTTGTTCATTACTTATGCCTTCATTGAAGACTAGCTCCCAGTCTATTGGCATTGCTAGTAAAGCATATCTTATGGTGTCAATCAAATCATCTTTAGCTACTCTCTTTGGAGTGTCTTCACGTAAGCTTTCAAATTCCCTAGCAAGCTTTTCTCCTTCACCTTCATCATCATTATATACAACAAGCATCCCAAGTTTAAGTGCAGTGTTAAGTGCTAGTTCACCTTCATCGTGGCTCTTGTTCGCTCTTTCGAAGGAATCCCCAGCACGGGACGCAATTGTTCCAAAATCTTTAGCTGACCAGTCGTATACCTGCACCACTGGTTGCAACTTTCCTCTGGCCTTCTTATAAGCTGTGTACAAATCGCCAGCAGTTGTCTGGATGCCATCAAGCCTTCTCTTCTTGAAGACTCTAATTTTTGTAAGGCATGGAGAAAGCGAGAGGAAGGAATAAGCAGATGGATGACCACTGTCACCACCGCTACCATAATCAGCTGCCGTATAGATCGACCATCCTTTTGGGACTCCTTTGAACTCGTTACCATTCTTCCCCCTTGGGTATGGGTGTAAATTTCTTTCTCTATCGAAGCCTGGATACTTTAGCCCAGTGTCTTTCACGAACCTTCCATATATCCTACGCTGTACTTCAGCCTTTGATTTCATCTTTAATATTATTTTACCTATCCTATCTTTAGTCCATGGAGTGCTACTGCCATCAAGATACTCCAAGCAATCATACATACTGACTTGAGCTTTCCATGCATCAGGGAATATCTCATCAATTTCATTCTGTCTTTCAATAGTCTTGTACCAGATGTCCTGACCTAATGTTGCTGTAAATGCCATTGAGAACTGACCACTAGTAGCAAACAATCTTGCCTCAAGTTCTGACAGTAACCCCTCTGGAAGTTCCTCATCACAGTCAACACCAAATACAGTTCCTGATTGCAGGTCATGTACATTTTGGTTGTATGTCTTGAAGTATATCTTATAGCCTGAGTTGAAATCTATTCGCTTAAGAACTTTATTCTGTACCTTTTCTTTCCACCCATATAAAGGATGGTTTTTAAACTCACCCCTTGGCAATATGTCAGGAACCCACTTATCCAAAAACTCTGAGAAAACTGTGTCTTGGTTTGGATATAAGTACCAACTGTATGGTACAGTATAAGGTTTAAACTTAAAAATATTAGGCCATAAAATAGGCCATAACTTTGGGTTGGTAGCAACGTCAATCCTATCCCTTATCTGGATAGTAGACTTACCAATCTGATTAGCAGCACATATGAATCTCTTCTCATGAGTGAACTTAGCTTTACAGTATTCATCTTGCCATTTGTATTTAGGCAAACCATAAAGGTGTGGCAGTCCATCCTTAAGTCGAAGCTTTTCCTCTAGTGCTTTTGCCTTGGCTATCTTTAGTCGCAGCAGCTCGTCTTTTGACATGTACCTTCTCTTTGTATTCTATTGCACAAAACAATTTGTTTTCACCAACAAAGAATGTCTTATTAGTTATGTCTTTACCATCAAGCTCTACTAAAGCTTTATTCATTGCTGTTTCAAAATCAGCATTACTAATCCACGATTTCACTAACTTTATCTTTTGCACTATAAACTCCAAGCATTTTAATATTACTAATAGCAAACCTATTCCACATTTTATTATCTCTTAGCCCTAACGAAGTAGTATAACAAGGACGATGATTACTAAAAGCTTCGTATTGATTAAACGTCGCTATTAACATCTGCTTCCAAAACCACGCATTCCCCTGCAACGTCTCCATCTCTGGCGATATCTCCTCTAAGTCTCTCTTCAAGCTCTTTAATTCGTTCATTTACTGTATCCATGTTTAATTCTGATTTACTATCAGTAGGTTTATTTGTGTGAACGTGAACGCTCTTTTGTATAGCAAGACCCTTAACCCGTTCTTCAAGGTTCTTAATTACAGATAACAAAACCATCGCCTTCTTTGGGTCTGTAGTTGTAACTTCCTCATACTCGCCAGTAGCTTTATTCTTAACTCTTTTAGTAGAGGTTATTTCCATATTAAGTAGTTCATCATATCTTGTAATAGCTTTATTAAGTGCAGCCTTAGTCTGGTCTTCATAATCCTCTAGTGGGGTAAGCAACCATGCCATCTTATCTACATTAGCTACTATCTTTTCCCAGAAGTAGTTTGACTTGCATACACCTCTGAACACTTCAGTCGCAACTACCTTACGATTTGATTTCTGTGCTTTATCTATCTCTCGCCAGAAGTTTGCCTTGATCCTGTACATAGTTAAGTTAGGTCTTGCCTGATCTTCTAAGTATCTAATTGATCTACCGTAATAGTTTTGAGGTACAGCTTCTATACTGTCTAATAGCTTGCCAAAAAATAATGTAGTAGTGTCTTCACTGATTGGTACTAAGCTGTCTTGTTCTTCCATATGGACATACTATGTCTATACCATTTATAACGCAATAAGCTTACTAGGCTAAAATTAAGAATTGCCATGAAATCAATAGCTTATCTAATTGTATCTACTAGCCTTTTATACCTAGAAGTATTTGCAGCTTCCTCTCCAGCCTCTTTTGCTGATCCAACTAGCTGATCATAACTATACTGTGAGTCAGGGTGCATCCGATTGAACTCAGCTCTATTGAAAATATTTTCTTCTATAGGGTCTGTATCTATTGGAGTTGAATCAAACGGGTCAAGCGAATGAACATCCCCCGATAATCCCATTAATATTGCAGAAGGTATAAGTGATTTACCTAACTGTTTTGCACCTCTTTTAAACGCTCTTTTATTTGCAAGTTTTAACTGTCTAGTACCTTCGCCTGGGTCATAAGGCATTCCTTCTCCAAGTTCACGAACAGCCGTATTATATTTTTCAGACATCCTTGCATAGCTACTTTTGTTTGCTGGTTCTAGTTCCATATCCTTGAGATGCCTTCTTACTCCTCTAAGCATTTCTTTATCTTTAGGTGTAGCTACCATTGCATCTTTAAGATACTTAGACCCGTCAAAGCCAGTAAGCTGCTTGAAGTCTGGTATACCGCCTAGCAGCTTCCTTAGCTCTCTCGTCACCTTCACCCATTTCTACCGCCTTGAAAATTAGAACTTACGTCTAAGAATGGATGTTCAGCAGCATCACCATATACAGGGACCCCTTTAGGAATACTAAAAGGATTAAATCCCTGCCCACCAGACTTAACCATCTGCTCTTGAACTTTCTGCATACGTTCAGCTTCTTTGTCTGCATACTTAGACTGAGCTAATTCTGCTTGAGCTTCTGCAAGTTGCTGCTTCATAACAGCATCCATCTGAGCTTGACGTAATTTCATCTTATCAATCTTAGACTCATTAATAGCTGTCATCAGTTTTTCATATCTCATTATTCACCAAATTGGTTTGATGGGATAGGGACTGGGCCTGTAGCCTCGTTAAGCAACTTACGAATTTCAATCTCTTCGTTTATCTTATCAGCTTTCATTATCTTTTCTAGCTTGTCCAAGTAAGCATCATTAACTTCTGAATCATCAGCTATTAGTGCATTGATATCTTGGTCAGTAAGAATCTCAGGCATCTCCTGCTCTTCATATTTCATAATCCTAACCTCTTTAGTAAAGCTCGCTTAATTTCTCTATCTGACTCTGCTGACTTAATATATTCTTTCATCATAAGCTCATTGAATGATGTAGATCCACCGCCTCGCTCTTGGTTAGTTGGCGGAGTTACAGCTTCAGGTGAATCAGCTTCAACCTTATTACCCCATTTATCGTATGCCCATGTTCCAAGTTCGTATGCTGTATAAATAGCGGCTAGTGGGGCAGCAGCTTTGCTACCAACTCTCAACGCAGCCCCAATGCCCGGAATTTTAGATACGGCACTAGCACCTTTTGCTATGGACTTTGCCCCAGGAATTTTAGATACTTGACCTGCTAGGCGTGACCACATGCCCTTGCTTTTACTAGCTTCCTTGGCAACCTTTGCAGCTTCTTTTGCTGCCTCGGCTTCCATCTTGCGAGTAACTGTGTATGGAATCTTTTTTGGAATATCTACTTTCATTGGCCTAGAAATAACTGGAGGTTTCTCTACTGGGATAGGCGGTGGTCTATTTAAAATATCATCCATCAACCTAGTGGCATTTGCTATCTGTCCACCTCTCATCCCTTTAATAACTTGCCTAGTTGGGCGTACATTTTTTATCCCTCTAACTGGAGATAGCTTCTCAGGAACATTACGTCCTCTTGTAGCTCTATAGGTTTCATCAATTACATCAGGGGTGCCTGGCGCAGTTGGCGGTTTTTCATAAGCACTTACTATCTTGTCAAGGATGCTTGAACGTTTCTCTATATCTATAGGAGAAATCCCTTTTGGTATTTTACCAATAGATCTAAGCTCTGGACGCTCATTTATTAGCTTGTCTCTAAACTTGGTAGCAGTATTAGCTAATGCCTTGTCTGCCTTGTTTTTACCTTTTACAGTTTCATTAACCATCTTCTGTAGCCTTGCCCAGCGTGTAGCAAATCCACGAGAACCTTTCTGTGGTCTAACTGTTTCGATCTCATCCGACAGGATTGTAGCATCTTCGGCGTATTTAGTGAATATCTCATTCATAGTTTGAGGTATAGCACTAGCAGGTAGGTTCCCACTTCCGACTCCCTTGTCTAGCATTTTGACTGCCATGAGGATGTCATCGATATTAGTTGGCATAATGTTCTCCCTTATACACTTTAGTATAAAACAACAACATAGCGGTTGCAACTCACACTGTATATAACTTTACATATCTTTACATAGAAACTTTACATATCTTTACATAGACTAAACGAAATTTGTTTATAGTGGGAAGGTAGCACTGTCGGCTCTAATGTGTCGGCTCAAAACTGGCTGCTGTTGGGCTGTAGGCACAATGCTGACCGTTCGCTTTTGGGGTTGAAGACCCTTTTAAATCAGTAATCTGATTCTAGCACATAAAGTACAATAATAATATAGGAGAAATTAAACTAAATTCAATATCGCAATGATTACAGTTCCTTAATGTAGAATAAAACTTTCTCCACCCACTTGTACTGTGGCTCGTAACGCAGGAACCCCGATTTGATAAGTGTGTTAGACGATGCCGCATTATCGTAAATTGTATAAGTAATCACGTTCTTGTATCCATTACGTTTAGCATATCGAAGTCGAGCAGCAACCATCCTCCTGTGTAGCCCTTTACCCCTATGGTTCATACTTACCCCTGCCCTAGTAAAATAAACAGAGTCACCATTTATCTCCTTGAGTATAGCAAATCCTACAGGAACCATATTAGAGTCATAGGCAATCCAGAACACCATCGACTCATCATTATACATTTCATCATTAGGGAAGATGTCCAACTGGAGCAATGTCAACACATCAAGATCAGCACTTCTTCTTACTTTATACATACCAATAGTATACACAAAAAACCCCTGCCGAAACAGGGGCCGAGTAAGATTCAGGTTAGGTTACCAGAAGTCACTGCAAAAAAGAATGTGTACCTATACAGTAAACTAATGCTAAACCAAAGTCTACAATAATCACATCGGAGGGCAGTCATGGCAGAGGTTGGAATAATCCTAATAGGCTTGGTTATATTTTGGCGGATACTTGTTATGTTGGGATGAGCCAGAGAGGGGAGGCCAGTCATGTAAGCTTGCCCAGTTTTTATTTTAGGTTAGTAGCAGTTGGGTTGTTTTTGGTAATTTACGTTTGTGGATTTTTTGTATGTGTACCAATGACATTCATTGTCTACCTGCCTCTCGTACCCCCAGCCCCCCTACTAATAAAATTAACAGGTTAGCATGCCTTATACTGGGTGACATGCCTCTGAGATTTGTATGTGATGTGTTGTGTCTGTGTACATAAAATAGATAGAAATAATTATGTATATAATGATAGAAATTTCTAGGTGATTAATGATTGACCTTGGATGTTGGTCGGGACAGTGGAATCTGAAGACGGGACGTCAACTTAATTTATCTTAAGGTTGAATGGACAAAAAAATACCCCAGACTGGCTGGGGCGATGATGATGCTAGTTGGTGTAGGTATAGGCCAATGCCATAGCTGGGAGTACCAGAGCTACCAATGCCATGATGCCAGTATCGACCACCCTAATCTTGGTAAATATCCTACCAGTAGGGGCATTCTCTGCCATTGCTTGACGGTAGCCAGTAGCTCTTGCCTCCTCCAATTCTAGTACATGAATTTCCTCTAACATAGACAGCATATAGCTATCAACCTCACACATTCCTTTCACTGAATACCTCCTACGGTATGGTTTAATAACAATCGATAGCTACCATGAGATGAAAGCAATTGTAAGTTGACTGTGTAATAAGTTCACACCACACTATTATCAAGTACTTAGGGAAATTGAAAGGGAAAGGGGCGTGACTATCAGTGGCAATTCAAACCACCACTAAACCACCCCACACATCCACCCCAACTAAAAAAACCTAGCGGATCTCCCTTACTTGACTAGCCGATGTTACCCACCTGACAAAAAGGCTACCCTAATAATCCGTTAGAGCTCCGACAACCAACCGATGACAATTACCTCCCAAATACCTGTTGATTTAATGCTGTTAATAGCCCCCGCATAAACTAAATTGATTCCCCTATAATGATAAGGCCGCCATCAAATTCTAACATCCCTCCTTTATATCCACTCCCACTATTAGCTCTCCTAATATTACCTATTAGATATACTAATACTTACGGTAGCTAAAACAATTATTATCGTAGCTAAGTGCTTAATAATTAACCCATATACACATTAATATTAATTAAATAGGTTCAAGCTATTGACGGCGTAATACGCTAATGCAATACTGGTCTCACAAGATAACCAACTGGAGGACAACAATGGCAAACAAGAAACTATTTATACTCAAGGTCATATCAGAGGATGACAGCTCAATATTTAACTTCTCGACATCAAAGAGAATGATTGAAGCATTGACAGCATCAACAATTAGGACATGCGAACCATGGAAGCTAAACAAAATTATATTTGCACTTGACTGCGGCACAGATGACAACCCTTACAGTGTTCAGATGTGTACGGCAGAATATAACAGAGCGTTATTAGTAAGCAGACTAAAGACTGACAACCTAGTATGGGCAAGTGGAGTTGATGGCAATAATAAGCATATAGAAATAGAACTAACATGGGAATACCTAGACGCAGAGGAGTTGCATTAATGGAAAACTTAACACTAGACGACATAAAACCACTAACAGTGGAGGAACTTACCGCACTCGTGCCAGTGGAGTACAAGCACAAAGTTGAGGATGATAACGGTCATGGGTTTATATTTGCTTGCTATCCTAACGCTAAGCTAGCTGGGGATACTGCAAAGAATAACAACCTTTGTCCTATCACCTTGACGATAACCGACATGGATGACGATGAGATTTGCTATGCCTATGTTTCAGGATGGCACATGTGCAATAGGGAACGATGGCTATTCACTAGAGATACCCGAAAGCTTGACCACATTGAGATTGTTGGTCTCGATGGATGAACAATTGTTAACCGATAACACTACTGAATTGCTGGGATGGATACTAGAAGAGATACAGAATTGTGAGATGGAATACGACAAGGAACTATTACTCAAACTATTAGGAGAGGAACTTGGAAGCACTAAAGATAACTAACAAGATGACAGGCAAGATGGAAGGGATGATAAGCCTTAACACATCAAGCTTGAACAATAAATTCTGTATAGCTATGGCAAAGAAGGATCTCATATGCAGTAAATGCTACTCGAATCAAATGCTCAAGATGTACAAGAATGCTGACGCTGCATTCCAACATAACGGTAGGCTATTGAGTGAAGGTAAGTTAGAAGATTTACCACGATTTAACGCTGCCTTTGTGAGGTTTAATGCATTTGGTGAGCTTATAAACGATTCCCATATGTATAATCTCATCAAGATATGTGAGCATAACCCCAATACTACCTTTACTTTGTGGACTAAAAAGAAAGGGATAGTTATCAAGATGCTAGGTCAATACGGTAAGCCTAAAAACTTACTACTTGTCTACTCATCTGAAGAGGTAGGAGTAAGGGAACTATTGCCCTTGTATTTTGACAAGGTGTTCACAGTCTATGGAAAGGTGTCAAAAATTGACATTAATTGTGGTGATAAGAAATGTTTCGATTGTCGATTATGCTACACAAAAAACAGAACTATCTACATAAAGGAGAGGATCAAATGAAAACTAACGAACTAAAGAAAGGGCATACCGTCAAGCTTAGGAATGGATGGAAAGCAGAGATTGCCGACAACAAAAAGGGAAATGTTAGGATGGCAAAAGTCTATGGCAACTGCACTGAGCTAGGAACAATATATTCCCACGATATTATAGGGTATTACGATATTACTGGCTACTACGACGATATAGAGCTAACAGCATCACAATTGAAGTGCAAGAAAGCTAACCAATCTCTAGGGTTTGGGTACTGATATGACTATCTTTATTATCTTTGCCCTATGGCTGGGCATAACTACTGCAGCAATTGAGCTTGATGACCAACCTGAAAGGAGGAACTGTATAACTATCTGTGATGAATGACGGACAGCTACAAGGAGATATACAATATAGTAAACAAACAAGGGGGGAACTATGGAAACACTAGCAGTAGCAAACGACACGCACATACTTGCACCACACAGTGAGGGTATAACGGTTGATGAATTGATTGCACTTAAAAAGAAATACACGCATGTTATTTTAAATGGTGACATCATTGATATGACTAACTGTAGAAAGAAACTTGTGGGGCATGGTGAAAATCTAATCAACATACTCAAGCAACGATTCGGTGATGACTATGTACTAGGTAACCATGAAGCTATGGACATAGGCAAAGGCTACACTGTCAAGGAGATCAACGGCAAGAAAGTATTGTTCCTTCATGGGCCTGGACTATTTGCTAAGGGTGAGTATTGGCCTGTCTATTATGAGATTGATTCAACTCTCAAGTGGGAGAAAAAGAAGAGAGGCAGAGGGCGAAGCTCTTACTGGAAATACAAGATGTACCGATCATTCTCTAAGCATAAAGGTGGTAACAAGAGACCTAAGGACAAGGTTATAAAAAGGTTGTTCACTGTCATGGAAGTCATGGGTTGCGAGGTTGTTGTGTTCGGACATACACACAGGACATTTGACCGATGGATAGCTGACCCAATTGGCTCTATTAAAATGAAAAGAATTATTAACACAGGCAAGGGGATCACTGAAGTTACAATTTAATTTATCCATAACCTTTAAACGGAGTTAACTGTTATGAACTTAGAAGACATGAAGCTGTCATTTGTTATTGAATGTTACATGAAGAACAAACTTAACAAGGACATGACGGCATTGGAACTTGATATAAATGTTAGAACTCTCAGGAAGTATATTAAAAGATACGAGGATGATAACGGAAAAATAATACCAGCTCCTAAGCGAGCACCAATTAACGACTTCTTTATATTCGCTACGAATGATGAGAGGTTAAACGAAAAGTCATGGCCTAACAGGGTAGACAATAGGAGATATAGAAATGGATTCAAACGAAGCGATACGAAAGGCAAGCAAGAAGACAGCAATAACTAGACACCATATGAGTGTACCTGCTGAGAGGTTGATGACTGCTCATCTAATCAAGGGGAAGGTACTTGACTTTGGATGCGGCAAGGGTAGGGATGTTGCTGATTTAAAAACACAAGGCATTGATGTCGTAGGCTATGACCCTAATTTCAACAACAAGCCTGAGCTATTAAAGGAACGATACGACACTATCATATGCAACTATGTACTCAATGTTCTACCGCTAGAAGATGAGGCAGTAGTCATTGAACAAATTAAATCTGCATTAAAGGATGACGGTATAGCTTACGTTACAGTGAGAAGAGATTTAACAGAGGACAGTGTGAAAAGAACTGGTGCACTACAAAGGAGAGTTATATTAAACCTGCCAGTGGTACGTCACACAAGTTCTTATAAGATATTTAAATTGACAAAGGAGGACACCGAATATAGCGTATTACTCTAACCAAGGAGGACTATGAAAGCAAAGAAGAAACATACAAAGAAGAAGTGCTGCGTATGTAAAAAAGAAATGTGTGTGTCAGATTTTTATGCTGACAAAAGAAAGCCTGATGGTTTGAGGTATGACTGTAAAGACTGCTTCAATAAAAAACTATTAGCATCAATGATTAAACGAGTAGGAGAAACTAATGAAAAGAAGACTGATCGCATTGGACATCGAAACGGTGGGCCAAGGAAAAAGAGCTAATGATTACACTGATAAAGTAAAGGTCAAAGCACCTAAGAACTACAAAGATCCTGAGAAAATTGAAACTTACATTAAGGATAAACAACTAGCTGAACGTGATAAGCATGCACTGTCATGGCACACAGGCAAGGTGTTATCCATCGCACTGTCTGAAGTATTTGGTGAGACGAAAGCATACTACTTCTCCCATGATGAGAGTGAGATACTAGCAAGGATGGACAACCTACTAGAGGAAGGTGACTACCTCATTGGAAAGAGTAGCAAGACATTCGACTTCCCTTTCCTTGTCGGTAGGTACTTAGCAAATGGGATGAACATTCCTTCTAGCCTTAAGATAAGAACATGCATGCTTGACGTTGATGATTTCTTTGGACTGTCATCCGCTAGTAGTCAACGCATGAAGCTTGATGCATATGCATTTGGTGTAGGTCTTGACCCTAAGACAATGGATGGCTCTGGTGTTGCTGATCTTTATAAGTCAATGCTTATGGGAAGTGACAACGAGAAAACCAAGGCGATGGAAGACTTGCAGAAGTACAACGAAAGAGACACTGATATTGTTAAGCAACTTGCTGAAAGTTATTACGTTAGTGTTGATGAGATAGTTCAATTAAAAGGTTGGAGGTAGAAGATGTTATGGCAAAGTAATTATAGCGTAGGGGAAGTGGTCGAGGTTATGAAACCATCTGCACCTAATAAAAAATTGTACGGGATGATCGCAAGGGTATCATTTGAAATTGATCATGATGGTTTAACTGAAGTGTACTATCACATTGAGACGTGGGTTGGTGACTACCTAGAAGAGACTGTGCGTGTACACAATGGGTTGATATCTAAAAGTATTACCAATAAGTGGAAGGAAAGTAGCAAGGAGATAGTTTACAAACTGGTTGAAGATGGCATGGAGCCTGTCGAAACTGAAACATCAGCGGAACACAAGCAACACGTGGAGGACATCTATGCAAATATTAAATAACCAAGACATAATGAATGATACTAAGGTTCACTCACTATCTATAGGTGACAGTGGCAAGGGGAAGACATGGTTCATTGGAACTATATGTGGACATGGAAATCCTTTCATCATTGACAGTGAAGGTGGACTTAAGACTATACGTGATAAGAAGTTTGAAGCTGTACAAGTAAATGGATTCCAAGAGTTTAAGGAAGCAGTAGGATGGTTCATGCAGAACTATCAAGAGAAAGGATACACACATCTTGTTGTTGATTCATTCACTAGGCTGCAACAATACCTTATCGCTGAACAATGCGGAGATAACAAACCAAACTTTGATGACTGGGCAGTAGTGCTTGCATCATTAAGGAAGGTAGTTAACTTCCTAACAAAGGAATGTCCTGTACCTGTACACATGACAGCGATGGCAATGGAAAGCAAGGATGAACTAAGCGGTATGGTTAAAGTCTACCCCAACATCCAAGGATCATTTAAGTTTGATCTTGCTGGATACTTTGATGTAGTTCTATACCACAATTGTGGTGGCCAGGGTGATGAGCAAAAGTACTGGGTGCAAGCTAAGGGTGATGAACGAATCACTGCTAGGTCTAGGCTACAAGGATTAAATAAATATGAACCGAATGATTATAGTATAATCGTTAACTTACTAAAGGGAGAATAGGAAATGTTAAATTCACTTACTGTAACTAAGGATGAAATTGCACAAGCAAAGGAAGGGATGTTCTTTGATTTAAAGGATGGCGAATCATATGCCTTCATGGTCACTGAGCTGAAAGAGTTTCCTGACAAGGGTGCATTCTCTGTCAAGACAAAAATCATTAGTGCTAATGCTACTGGTAAAAACTATAACATCTACATTGGTAACAATGGTGGTGGTAAGAAAACTTTATACAGTATCTTATCATGTTGGTTTACTGATGATCAGATAGCTAGTGGGGTAGTAACACCTGCACTTCTAATATCTAAAATGTTTTCTGCTACTGCTAAATCTAATGAGTACAAAGGGAAGACGTACACTAACTTGAATGGGTGTAAAGCATTTGATGGAACACCTAGTGTTGCTCAGTCTACTGCACCTGCACCTGCCGCTAACCCAATAGCAGCAGCACTTGGCAATCCAGATCCTAACATGGAAATCCCTTTCTAATGTATAAGTATTTTTCATACACTGAGCAGGGCTACTGGCATTGCAACTACCTGCTCAGCGAAAAACAAATTGGAACTATGTCAACTAACTTAGGTAACGAAGTGGAAAAGTTTAAGACAATACAAAACTACACAAGCAATGGCGATATACATGGGACGTATGTGTACTTCGATATAGATGAGAAGAACTTATACGATGCCATGGAATCAACACAGGAACTTGTCAATGGTTTACTGGGCGTCGACGCTGCTCCACTAGTTTCCTTCTCTGGATCAAAAGGTTTCCATGTTGTTGTACCTTATTACATAACTCATAGTAGATGTCACGATGTAGTTGGCATCATGTCTAAAGAGTTTGGAGTTAGTGTTGACCCCAAAGTATATAAGACTAGAGCAATGTGGAGAATGAATGGGAGTATAAATCGTAAGTCGAATAGGTATAAGGTTCCTGTATCTGTTGATCGTGTAATGTCTGGTGACCTTGATAGCATAATTAAAATGGCAGAGATGAACAAGGGTGACAGTGTAAACGTAGTGTACAAACACAATGGATACTTCGATGAACTAACTAGAGATGCTATCAGTGAACTACCAGAGTTAACTCAACAACAAGTTAGCATTGGTGATGGCTCAACATTCTGGGATGACATGCCTATATGCTTAAGAAAAATATGGGAACTCCCATCCCCACCAGAGGGTGAACGACATAAGACAGCGCACTTAATGGCAAGGTATTGTTTTAAGTCAGGCCTTACTAAGGCAGAGGCAATTACATTATTCTGTAACCATAGTTTCTGGGGCAGTGTTACCTCTAGGGATTACTCAAAGGTAGTGGAATCTATATACCGCAATGGCAATGGGATGCTTGGGTGTAAAGGTGGTGATGATGGAAAACTACTTAGACTTTATTGTAGTAAGGCGTGTTGGTTTAATGATTATAATATCAAGGATGTGTTTAACGGAGGGATTAAATGATGAGATTATTTAAAGGACTGCCACCTGCCAGGCATAATGTTTTAGCAATAGGCAATGATAAAAGATACTACCTGCATAGATGGAATAGTTTGTTTGTACTTAGAAAATATTCGAAGCAAGTAAATTGGTATGTGGATAAACTTCTAGATAGTACATCAAGATACATAGATGTTGAGAGGTCGACTGGTGTACCTTGGGAAGTAGTCGGTGCTATACACATGATGGAATCTGGTGGTGATTTTAATATGCAACTACTCAATGGGCAAAGGTGGGACATGGAAACAACTATGGTTCCTAAACATAGAGGCCCTTGGGGTTCATGGGAAGAGTCATGTATGGCTGCATTCGAGACACCACTGCCTAAAGTCTGGGATGTATGCAACACACTAGGATTTTTAGAATCATATAATGGAATGGGCTATGCCAAAATGGGTAAGCCTAGTCCGTACCTATGGTCATTCAGTAACCACTATGAATCTGGTAAGTACGTTAGCGATGGAAAGTATAAGGACAATGCAGTCTCTAAACAATGCGGCACTGCTGTCATGTTACATGAGATTAGATATGACGGTCGAACATATGGCGGTGACTAATGGAACTATACTTTTATTTTTCAATGTGCTGCTTAATAATAATGTTGCTGATAACCGAGAGGGATGTATGAATTTTAAAACAGAGCAAGAATATATTAATGAGATAGATAGGCTAAATAACAAACTAGCTATTGCTACTAAAGCAATCGGAGAAGCTATTGATGACTACAAAAAAAGAAAGCTAACCTATGGATGGCATGATTTAGAATACCAAAAGAATATCAAAGCATTAAGGTGCATAGAGGATAATAAATGATCAAGCTTAAGATGCCAACTGATGAAGAACTTATTCGAGAACTAGAAAGTGAAGTTGCTCGGTTGGAGGAAATTTCAGGAGTAGTGGAGAAGGCTTTAAGGGAGACTAAGAGCATACTGGTTCATGATATGGGTGATTGGAGAGCTTCTGTAAACTTTACTGAACTATATGAAGCAATAAAGAAAATACAAGAGTTGAAGGAGGGATGATGGGATTAGATAATGGAGGTTGGAGCAAAGCTGATGACTTGGCCCAATCATACGAGCATAATTTTACAATGAAAGATCGGGTGAAGGAACTGGAATCCAAGTTAGACATAGCAATTTCTGCCCTCAAGCACCTCCGCACAATGGATACTTGGCAGAATGTAAAACAGATTAATGATTTTTTAGATGAGACTTTGAAGGAGATTGAATGCCAGTAGCAAAATTATTGTACCACTTGCCAGAAGAACAAAGCGAATTTGATGATGCTGTCAACGGGACTAAGTATTCTATACAACTTGACGATGTATGGGACGAATGTTTTAGGCCTAACTTCAAGCATGGGTACAATGAACAGATTGAAAAGATCATAGCCAAATGTGGTAACGACAACGCTTATAACTTAATAGAGGAACTAAGTAAAATATACACTACCATTACAAAGGAGGAATAATGGGCGGCAAGATGTCAAGGACTAAAGGTCATAGCTATGAACGTGAGATAGCTAACAGGTTTAAGGATATATATCCAAACGCTAGGAGGCAACTAGAGTATCACGAAGATGATTGCCATGGTGTAGACATACAAGATACTGGAGACTTAGATCCAATGTAAACGGTATCGAAAGTATGCACCTATCTCTTGCATAAAAGAAGTAGTGGTGTCTAGCCCACATGATATACCAATGTTAATAACAAGAGGTGACAGGGAGGAGGACGTAGTGTGCTTATACCTTGATGACTTCATAGATATCTTAAAGGAGTGATAAATTAATGGATGTGAAATATGAGTACAAAAAAAGAGTAGACAACATCCTACTATCGATTGCGGTAAAGCTTCCAAAGAGGCTACTGCTGTGGTGTTTTATAGTAGTGTACGGCGAAGATGGTGAATGCCCTAGCCTAGAATATAAATATAAAGCTGACTATTGGAGCAACAAATATAACATAAAATAAGGAGGATCAGTGAAGCTAAGGAAGTACCAAAAAGAATGTGTGGAAAATATTATAGACGACATCGACCAAGGGCATACAAAGATAATTTGTGTTGCACCTACTGGCTCAGGTAAGACTGTAATATTTGGAGACTTAACAGACCAATACTTAAAAGCTAATAAAGACAAAAGGGTAGTGATAGTATCACACCTTGGGCTACTAGTAGAACAGACAAGTGAACGATTTAAGGAAGACTACGGAATAGAAACTGGTGTACTACAGGCAGACAGGATGCCAAACAAAGATGCCAGGTGTATTGTCTCTACCATGCAATCGTTTAGGGTTGACCAGAAAATTTCTTGGTGGGCCAGACAACTAGACTACTTTGATAAAAGCATAGATAGAATCAATGTCGGTATGATTATAATAGATGAGGCACATTACGTTGGCTCTGAATCATACAACACTATCATGGAAATGTTTCCCAATACAATCATCGTTGGGTTTACTGCTACACCATTTAGAAAGAACAAGTTCATGGTTAACCTATTTGAAAAAGTTTCGTTTGAAATTTCTGCCAAGGAACTTATCGACATGGGATACCTAGTTAAGCCTAAGTTAAACGTATTCAAAGTGAATACAGATGATGAGGCTGAGGTGTATGGAACTGTGCTATCTATAATAAAAAACAAACATCCAAAAGATAAATGTGTTGTGTACATGAGGACAATCAAGCAAGCGAAAGACTTAAGGCAAGTGCTAGTTGACAATGGGATACATGCTGCCTCTGTTACATCAGAAACCAAAAGTAAGGGTGAGCGTAGCAAGATCCTAAATGGATTCAAGCAAGAACATGGGGGCCATCAAGTGCTAACAACTGTTGATGTTTTAACTGCTGGGTTTGATGCTCCAATAACTAAGGCAATCATCATGCCCTACCCAATCAAGTCTGTTGTTACTTACCTACAAAGAGTTGGACGTGGGCTTAGAACATACAAAGGCAAGGACTGTTGCTATGTATATGCAGGTTCATCAGCTCCAAAGAAAGAGAAAGGATACTGGGAGAAGCTACAGAAAATTGGTATGAATAACGGACGAAAGGATTTCGATGACTACCAAGAAGAGCTAGACTATGGATGCCTACCAGATGATACATACACTTGGACAAAAGAAATAGTAGACATGGCAGAGCAAGCTAGGCAGAGAGGGATGGAATGTATCGGTGACCTCATCATGGAAAAGAAATTCCCAGAGGATTTACTTGATGTAATGAATGAAGGTGGTGGATTCACTAAGCTATCTAACTCCAAGAAGATGGCAACACCAAAGCAAGTTGACTACATAAGAGGCATGGGCATGCCTGTGCCTGACAACATAACATCTAATGAAGCGATCAATCTTATATACCATGGGAAGATAGCAGCAGGGTGGAAGCCAGAAAGCTGGGAGATGATACCAACTGGCAAGCATGCAAACAAACATTTCGGGATGGTTCCTCACTACTACTGGAGATTCGTAAAAGAAAAATATAGTGAATCACCACTGTATAAATCATACTTAAACTATAGAGCTAGAAAAGGATTCTAGTAAAGGAAATCAAATGAAACTTAAAAATGGAAAACTATTCTCAATGCAATTCTCAACTGCCATTAACGACATCATGGACATCAAGGAACTTAAAGTTAAGGACAAGCTTAACCTCATCAGGCTAAGGAAAAAGATGAGCGATAATGCTATCTTTATGAGGCAAGCAATTGAAGAGAAAAGCGATGATGAAATCAATACGTTGATGACAGATGAAAGCGAATATAAATTTGAGCCAATAAGCGACAACATCCTGTACGAGAAGCTAAGTGCTACAAGTATACTAGAGCTTGAAGGTATCCTATCTGAGAGCTAGGTAATACTTACCACTCGTTTGCATCGCATCCAGTCACAAGATATAATAAGGACATACACTAATACACCAAGGAAGGTAATATCAATAGATCAATATTTATTATCCCTGATCTCCATTGCCCATTTGACCATCGTGATGCTCTACCATTTCTCATAGAAGTATGGAATTATTTCAAGTTAAATTCAAATACATTAGTTGTGTTCCTAGGGGATGAAATAGATGGAAATTCATGGAGCTATCACCCCACCTCACCCGATGCTGACTACACTCCAAAGCAAGAACTTAATAAAGCTATCAAACATTTACAGAAATATATGTTGATGTTTCCACACGCAACTATCCTTGAAAGCAACCATGGTTCATTAGTGTACAGGAAAGGCAAGACTGCAATGCTACCCTCAGAAGTGTTCAAGTCCTACAATCAAATACTTGATGCACCTGATACATGGAAGTGGGTGTATGAACTTGATGTCCCACTACCTAATGGTTCCTGTTTAAACATGCATCATGGTAGTAGAAAGAATGCATTCTCAGTAGCTAAGGACATAGGTAAGTCTCATGTGTGTGGTCATTATCATACTGCATTTAAAGTAACACAGGAACTTGTAGCTGGGCAGATGCTGTTTGGTATGAATGCTGGCTGCTTAATTGATAGTAAGTCATATGCGTTTGAGTATGGTAAAGCATTTAAGCCTGGGGTAAAGTTAGGCTGTGGGCTAGTGCTTGATGGACATCCAATGTTAATTCCAATGCTGCTAGATGCTGATGACAGATGGACTGGCAAGCTGTAGTATATAGTTATCAATTCTACAACCCTCCCGCCAACAATTAATCCAATCGGCTGCGCCAATAGTATTAAGTATAAAATCCAAACTCAAGTCAACTTAAGATTTCTTAAGGTTAGCGCAAGTACCTGTATACACATCCAACCTAAAGATTTCTTAAGGTTAAGTTTGGCATGGCATACCCAATCTAAAGATTCCTTAAGGTTGTCTTAAGGTTGTCTTAAGGTACAATATGGATATGATTAAAAAACAAGGCAAGTATTACGTGCTGTATTCCAAGGATGGGAAGCGAAAGCTTGGGCAGTCTACTACATTTAGTGGGATTAAAAAGCGTGAGAAGGAAGTTAAGTACTACGTCGACCTAGCTCATAAGGCCAAGGATTCCACGAAGAAAGTCCTTAAGTGATTGCTGCTTACATGGACTCATGCCAGACCCCATCTCAACTTCAATGACAGAGATACCATCATCCATTTCTTTTTGACCAATCTCACCTGTCTTCTCTTTCTCTTCAGGTAGTTCATCATAGTCTTCTATTGCTTCATTGCGAGGCTCAATTGATTCTGCCATACCTTTAAATTTACTTTTCATTTTTTTCCCTCGCCTTCTGCTTACGTTTACGTGCGTATTGTTGCTGCTTTGCTGATACCTTGCGTTTGTGGAATGGTGTTAGCTTTGATCCAACTTCGCCAGGACTCTTCCTTCCACTTAATAAATCATATGATGAACCAAGTAGTAAATCTATAGCAGGGGTTGGTAGTAAGTTTGACTTGAGATTAACAACTCTAGATGCGACATCACTGTCAACATACAAGCTACCACTTGGGCGTGATTTAATATCTATGCCCGGCACAGCATCAAGTAATAATGCTTGAGAGAACACAGGCTTCTTGCCTCCACGTATCCCACTTGCTTCAAGTGATGTACCAAGGAACAAGTCGGTGTTTGTGAATTGTTCATATATAGATTTAAGTATTGGATTAACAAGACCTAACGTCTCTTCACTTGGATCACGTACTAAAGCTATTGCATCGTTCATTGACATAGATGGCATATATGAGGCCATTAAATTACCAGCACTATCTTTGCCAGATACCCTTGGATTAAATTTTAATAACCATTCTGGTATGCCTTCTCTCTCTTCAACTGTTGGAGTCCTGCCCATGTTGTTGACAATCTTATACATCTTGGCAACCTTCTCTGTATTAGTGAAGATTTCATTTGACCAGAACTTCATGTTGCGTGAGAAGAACGACCAGTACGGGAAGATACGTTTCAATACTTTCTGTTCAAATGCAGACACATCCTTGTAATCAAAGAACGTATCATTAACCATATCTTTAGATTTAGTTAGTATACCTTTCACCTCAGGGCTTATCCTTGAAGCTTCAAGTAATCCAACCTTATCTACTACCTTTTTTGCAGCTTTATTATTTTGCAATCCTTGTTTATAGAATTGTCTAAACGATAGTACCCTAGCAGTTCCTTCAGAAGCAGCACCCCAATTACCAACTGTTGACCACATGTGATCTTGGAATCCATCGATCGCTTTTCCTATTCCAGTTCGTGCTTCAAGTTGCATAGCTATTTTATCAGCTTCTTTTCTACCTTTCTTGGCTATAAGTAGTGCCATGTTTTCTCTTGCCATATCTTTAATGTCATCAAAGAATGATGAGCCAACAACTCCAACATCAGATGCTACCTGTAGCTCCTCTGTATTGAATCGTACTTTTCTTGGGCCTGTCTTTGGGTTGAATGCTTTTAACATTTCATTGTAAACAGAATCAGATTCTTTAGATATCAAATGCCTTGCTGGTGCAGTCTTCCCTAGCATGCCAACAGTATCCTTAAACCCATGCTTAAGATATGCCTTCATACTATTGTCTACATAGTTGTTTGCTAACCACTTGTATGTAAACGTAAGGTGCATTGTTTTCAGGAACCCCGTGAACCTATCGTACTTCTTAAGCCCAAGCTCTAATAGTTTAGCGTTATCTGTTACTGCTTCAATATCAGGTATCTTTAATACTCTCTGTGCTGCCCTAACATGTTTACCTGCAAATGCGTTTGCATATCTCTGAGCTTCTATAGCACTACGATCTGCCAAACTAAGACCAGCGTCACTAATGCTAACCTTACCTCTCTTTTGGAAACCAGTCCTCAATGGAGAAGCAAGAAATTCTAATGGACTTTTAAAATCATCAGGGGTTGCTACATCTGCGATATGGAAATCAAGTGGCTCTATCATTTGCGATGGATTTTTTAATTGCTTGTTCCATTTGCCAATCATTTTTCTGTTATGAGATGCATAGTCTTTTACTGCTTTTGTTAAGTTAGGATTACCTATCCTTGCAAGGTCATCTGTCACACCTTTCCATGCTTTGCTGTTAGATTGCTTTGTTATATACCTAAGCAACTCCTCATTTGAGTCAGCTCCCCATGCACCTTTTTTAATGTTTGCCTTATTGATCATGTTTAAAAAGTTACGGTGTTCTATTGTTGACTCTGCTCCCTTTGTTATAACTTTGTCTAGCACACCAAGCATCTCTGGTGATTTAGCAGTTAGCTCATCAAGTATATTTTGCCTACCACCAAGGAACTCGGAATGTAGTGGTCGCATTTCATTTGTAAATTTTCTTGTTAGTTCTGTAGCCTCACCAACAGTTGGTATTTCCACACCTGCGTCAGCTAATGGTTTTTTTATTGCAGCATAAGCTTCAGGTCTAGTAGTCTTATAATATTTATCAACTAGCCCATCACCTGCCTTGCTAATAATTGACCCTGCTTTTGTTATTAATGGAGATACAGCAGCACCTATACCTGCACCTACTGCAATGTTACCTATAACATCTAAAGCATCATCTTCTGGCATAGTTGATAATGCACCTATAGTTGCACCAGTTGCTCCTCTTGCTATAGCAGAACTTGCAGCCTCAGGCAGCTTGCTTAATATTTTTGATCCTTTAACCATTGTATATAATGGAGCTGCTAAATAAGTTAATGGATCTGTAGCTATGTCAAATGCTAGATCAACCGCATAGCCAGGCACACCGTCAATAGTTTTACCTGTTAATTTTTGGAGTGTATCATGGGCAGTTAATTCTTTCTCACCCTTCATTATCTTAGAGAACTCATCTAGGTTAAGGTCGCCATCAATAGTTTGCATGATAGCTTCTCTACCCATAGCTCCAGTCTTTGAGAATGCAGAGCCTAGTCTTTCAAGGAAGCTTCTATCTATATCTTCAGGAGCTACACTCCCACCACCTTGGCGTTGCTGTGAAGCAAGTATAATATCAAGGAACTCATCTGAATCTTTTGACATCCCAATCCTAATTATTTAAAAGTAGCGTTTGATAAGTCTCATTGCATCTATACGTTCTGCCTCAGTCATGTTTTTATAATTTGCATTTAACACTTTGACTGATTCAGATCGTTTGCTTTGATCATCCATAGACCCAAGCCTCATGAATGACTGCCTATCTGCTGAGCTTAACTTCATTAGTGTTGCTAGTGTCCCAAGTATAGTTTCTTCTTTCTTCTGTACCTGTCCGAGTAATTCCATTGCAGGATTTTCACGTGTAGATAGGTCACCAAGTCTTTGGCTTAAAACATCTTCAGGTGATGTAGGTGGTTGAAATGCTGGAGTACGTGATGCCTCAGGTAAGAACGATTGCTTGCCTCTGAAGTCTTCGTTCATCCCTTTCAGTACATCACTGAAATAAGCTTGAGCAGAGAAGTCACGTTGAGGTGCTTCTGGAACCATCTTAGCAGCAGCCAATACTTGAAGTGCATCAGCAAGACTAGGCTTAACCTTTGCTCCTTGCATCTGTGTAGTGAACTCGGCAGGGATATTTATATCTTTATGTTCAAGACCAACATTCTCACCGCCAATATCACGAACATTAACTGTAGGAGTTTTTGCTATTACTTTACCTTTAGTTGGATCAATAGCTGGAAGTGTACTGTCTATTCCCGCAGCTTTCTCTGCTTTGTTAGCTGCTTCAGATCTTCTCAAAAATTCAAGCATCACATCAGCGTCGGCTGTCTTTGGAGTCTCTGGTCTTCTCATTGGGAATTGATATGTTGAAGGGGTTTCAACCTCTTGCATATTGATTAAATCAGTGTATAGATCCTTGGTAGTCTCGATCATCAGTTACCCCTTGTTCTTTGCAAGCTCATCAGATTTTATCTTAGAGAACTCTCTAACATACTGAAGTATTGGAAGCATATCTTGGTATCTACTTTCTTCTCGTGATTCACGTAGCTTATCAGACTCTCTTTTCTCTTTAGCTAGATTAGCTGAGTACATAGTCCCTGCTAATGAAGGACTCTCTGGAAGCGTACCAGATACTTTTTGTTTGGTGAATGGAGATACAAGTGCATCAGCTATTGCAGTCTCTGATCTGCCCTTCTCACCAAACCCACGTTCAAGTTCTGA